CACACAACGTGTCTGCAACTATTTCGGTCAGAGACCACGAGTGGTCGGCTGTTGGTAATTGGATGTGGGAAAACAAAGATTATTACAATGGTCTTTCAGTTTTACCCTACGCTGGTCACACATACAAACAAGCACCATTTGAAGATTGTTCAAAAGAAGACTACGAATCAATGTTGGCGACTTTGAAAAATGTTGACCTTTCAAAAATTGTAGAAGTTTCAGATGAAACTGATTTGTCAGGTGAGTTGGCTTGTGCTGGCGGAGCTTGTGAAATTACTACAGTATAAGAATGAATGAGTCCAATAATAACAAAGGAGGGGTCCAACCCCTCCTTTTTTATTTTTATAATGGTAAAGTAGTCTTTACTGAAGAATATCATAAACTAAGGGGTCATTGTTGTGGTAATGGATGTAAACATTGTCCTTTTACTCCAACACACCTTAAAGGGTCCTCTACAATTAAAAAATAATATTTCTATATTTATAGAGTATGGCAGACGGCACTACGTATGGTTTAAATTTTCCATTTGAGGATTCTAATAAGGGAGACTACCTTTTATTAACTGAAACTGCGGCTGCTCAAATTCGTTCTGATTTATTGCATTTGATACTTACAAGACGAGGCTCAAGATATTATTTACCTGACTTCGGAACAAGATTGTATGAATTTATTTTCGAACCCTATGATGGTCTTACAGAAAATGCAATCGAAGCCGACATAAGAGATTCTGTTGAAAAATTTATGCCAAATTTATTGATTAACAGAATCGCTATAGAACCAGCCGACCCAAGTGTTGAGGTTGAATATGCGAAAGGTAAACAGTTAGTAGGCACAGGTAAGGACCAAGTATATAGAGTACCTGGTAAAGGAACTTCTGAGTATACCGCAAAAGTTATAATAGATTATAGTGTAGATAATTCGGCGTTCGCACAAAGCGATTTCGTCATCATCAATATTTAAGATTATATGGCAAACAGAACAATATCCTACACGTCGAGAGACTATGAGAGCATCAGGATAGAACTACAAAATTACGTTAAAAGTTATTATCCTGAGTTAATTCAGGACTTCAATGATGCTTCGGTATTCTCTGTGTTTTTGGATTTGAACGCTGCGGTTGCTGATAACCTTCATTATCATATTGATAGAAGTATTCAAGAAACTGTACTACAATACGCTCAACAACGTTCATCAATTTACAATATTGCCAAGACGTACGGACTAAAAATTCCGGGTCAGAGACCTTCAGTATCTGTTGTAGATTTTTCAATAACAGTACCGGCTTTTGGTGACAAAGAGGACGAAAGATATTTGGGAACACTTACAAGAGGTTCACAAGTTTTTGGAGCGGGTATCGTTTTTGAAACTTCTCAAGATATAGACTTTGCAAATCCATACAACAGTTCGGGATTTCCAAACAGATTAAAAATTCCAAACTTTGATGCAAACGGTAATTTAATTAACTACACAATTACCAAAAGAGAACCCGTCGTAAATGGACTTACTAAGGTTTTCAAAAGGGTAATTGGGCCAGGTGAAGTTATTCCATTTTTTGAGTTGTTTTTACCTGATAAAAATGTGCTTGGTATTACAAGTGTTTTACTCAAGAACGGTACAAACTATACAAACATTCCAACCACGGCAGAATTTTTAGGTTTAGCCAATAGATGGTATGAAGTTGACGCTTTAGCTGAAGATAGAATTTTTATTGAAGACCCAACTAAAGTATCCGATGACCCTGGTGTGAAAGTTGGTAGATACATTCAAACAAACACAAGATTCATATCTGAGTTTACACCTGAGGGTTATTCCAAACTTACATTTGGTGGAGGTTCAACATCTGCTCAAGACCAACTAAATGCTTTTACAAATTTGGGAATTCCAATTAATATACAATCATTACAAAATAATTTTTCTTTAGGTTCTACCCTAACCCCAAATACAACCCTTTTTGTTCAATACCGAATTGGGGGTGGTTTAGCAACCAACTTAGGAACAAATGTTATCAATCAAGTTGGTACAGTATCTTTTTTTGTGAATGGACCATCTCAGACAACAAATTCATCTGTAATCAACTCTTTAAGATGTACAAATCCTATCGCAGCAATTGGGGGTGCTAATGTTCCTAACGTTGAAGAAATTAGAAACTATGTTTCATTCAATTTTTCAGCACAAAAAAGAGCCGTAACTGTTAATGATTATGAATCTTTATTAAGAGTTATGCCAGCTCAATTTGGGGCACCTGCAAAAGTTTCTGTGACCGAAAATAATAATAAAATCCTTATCAATTTATTATCATACGATTCATCGGGAAAATTGACAAATATTGTATCAAATACTTTGAGACAAAATGTTGCAACATATTTGTCCAATTATCGTATGATGAATGATTACATCTCAGTGATTTCTGCTGAGGTTATTGATTTAGGAATCGAGATTTCAGTTGTGTTAGATGCAACGCAGAATTCGGGTCAAATTGTATCAGATATTGCAAATAGAATTTCGGATTATTTCAATCCACAAGTTAGACAATTAGGTCAAAATGTTTATTTGTCAGAACTTAAAAGTATTATCCAAAACCAAAATGGTGTAATCACGGTGACTGATATTGTTGTGGACAACAAAGTTGGAGGACAATATTCATCCGCTCAAACATCGATGCAATATTCAGACCCAGAACTCAAGATTATAAGACCTGTTGACGACACAATATTTGCCGAACCTGTTCAGGTTTACCAAATAAGGTATCCTCAAAAAGATATTAAAGTTAGAGTTAAAAATTTCCAAAATGTTTCTTTTTCTTAACAACTTTATTTAAAACTCGTTTAGGTTATTTTTTTAATAGGCAAGGCATTTCATAAGAAATTCCAAAATAACTATTTATCATAAAAACCTTAATGGGAAAGTCGTATAGGATACCAACACAAGTCGGCGTAAACAAACAAATAAATTTACAATTAGAACAGGATTTTGAATTCTTAGAAATCCTGTCGCTTCAAATTGGGCAGAGTCAAATTTATTCACGTGATTGTTCACAGTATGGTTTACTAGTTGGTAGAGTTGTCGCTAACGGTGGTTTGGGTATTGCTAATGCAAAAATCACAGTGTTTGTACCAATTACAGAGCAAGATACGACAAACGATGTAATAAGTGATGTTTACAATTATTCGTTACCAAACAATGAAAATACTGATGGTTATAAGTTTAACGTTTTACCTTATGAACCCTCTTACCCTAATCACGCTGCCACAGGAACTTTTCCTTCAAGAGGAGATGTTTTAAAAGACCCAACAGCTTCAGAGTTATATAAGAAATATTACAAATATACAGTAACCACAAACGAGAGTGGTGACTATATGATTATGGGTGTCCCTTTGGGTGACCAAGTTATTGTAATGAACTTAGACCTAAGTGACATTGGTGAATTTTCGTTAACACCTCAAGATTTAATTAGAATCGGAAGAGCAACACCAGAACAAGTCGGTGGAGAAAGATTTAATTCTTCAGTAGACTTTGAAACTCTACCTCAAATTGTTGTTTTAGATAAAACAGTCGAGATTTCTCCATTTTGGGGTGACCCAAATCAATGTTTAGCAGCGGTCAACCGAGTTGATTTTGACTTAAGAGAAGACGCTAATATTGAAATTGAACCAACTTCTGTTTTTATTGGTTCAATAATATCTACAATAGATAAGTTCAGAATTGCAGCACCTTTTTTTGGTGCAGATGGTCCTCCTAGTATGATTCAGGCTGCTTGTAAACCAAAGGATAATTTAGGTAATTTATGTAATCTCACTTCAGGACCTGGACAGATATTGGCAATCAGACAAACAATATTCCAAGATGATGAAGGTAGACCTATTTTAGAACAGTATAGATTACCAAATTCTGGTAATGTTATTGATGGTGATGGGACTTGGGTTACACAGATTCCTATGAATTTGGACTATGTTGTCACCGCTGAAGATGGTACAAGAGTTTTATCAAACAACCCAAAAATTGGTGTACCAACAAGAGCCAAATATAGATTCAAAATCAAATGGTCCCAAGGACCTGTGTCAACTGAAAAAATTAGACGACCATATTATTTGGTTCCGAATGTTAAAGAATATGGTTGGACATCTTCAATAGATGACCCAAATTATTACGATGAGACATCTATTGTTGGTCAAGAGTTAAGAAGTTCTTACTATTTTGGCCTCGATTGGAGTGGATATACACAAGGGAGAACTACTCAAATACAAAATCAAAGATTACAAAATGCAATTAACTGTGAGGATACTTTTTACGAATTCGATTATAATAAAATCTACACAGTATCTTCTTTAATTGACCAATATAAAAGAGGTAATAACCGAGCAAGATTCATCGGTATAAAAGAAATTGATGATGATGACTGTGCGTCAACTGTAAACAAATTTCCTGTAAACGAGGGATTCAAGAATTTTGATTTGATATATTTTTTATTTTCAATCTTGTTTCAGGTATTTCAATTAATTGGTCCGATATTTTTAGTTGTTTATTATCTGATAGCCTATGTTTGGAATAATTTAGTGTCTTCAAGACCAAACAGTGCAATTGCAGTATTATTATATCTACTGTATGGTTTGTCTGTGGTATTCTTCGCAGCCGCGGCAACATCCTTCCCTGCAATTGGTCTTATTATTACTTTTGTTATTGCAGGTGCCGCAATGTTAGTACTTGCAATAAGGGCATCCGTTAATATCAAACAAATCAAAGAATTTAGATTTGGACCATTAAGATTCGCTCAAATTACATACCCAGAGTGTTCAACTTGTGATTGTAAACCTGGTGATACAAAAGAAGGTGCTGGTGGAGTTCCAAGTTCGATATTAACACCAGTTGCTAATAGTGGTGTTTACTTTGATGGTATTTACAACGCACCAAGATTTACTCCACCTCCACCAAGTGCTGGATATAGAAATGGAGACCCAAATTTTTATTGGTTCCACGAAGACGGTAAAACAAATGACCCATTTTCAGATGCAAACAAATCAAGTTTATCTTTTGTGATGTCTCAGGCTATGGGTACTAGAGCTCAACAAGTACAAAGGATATATGAGTTCAAATCTACAGAATCTGAAATATCAAGATTGCCTGATGTTACAAATTTGTTAGGAATCCCAAGAAAAATATTTGCCAACTCGACTCAAATTCCTTTGGGAAATAGAATTAATATTTTCAACGGGAGAAAAAAATATTTTGACCAAACAAATAGAATAAGTGTATCGTTTGATAACCCAAGTAATTCGACAATAGAACACTATGATAATTCCTTAACAATTTTATCACAACAAAATTTTGAGTCTGGTACACTTTTAACTTTTGTTAATCCAGGTAGTACGTCAGATGTAAATTATTTATATACTGCTCAGACAGTAGATGGTTCTTACGTTACGGGTATTTCAGGAACAACTTTGTTTCCCACAGCTGGTTCATTTCCCGTAACATATGCGAATACTCAGTTAACTAATTCAACAGTTACTTACTTTCTTAGTAGTGGTTCAACAGAAACAAATTACAAATACCCATCCGACATTGAGTATTTTCAAGTTGTTACTGCAATTACCGTTTCAGATGCATTTAATTTACTGTCAAACCTTGGTTGTAACACTTGTCAAAAATATAGTGTAGAAACAGATTTTGATTTAAACAATCAAATTACAATATCGATTTCATATGATGATTGTGAAGAGGGACCAAAGACAATAAGTTTGAGTTCAACATTTGACCCGTTTGATTTAAAATGGATTCCTGAAATTATTGATATATGTTCCTGTACTCCCCCTGTCATTACAGGTCAAGGTTCCGCCACACTTATTTCATCCTGTTCAGTAACACCAAATTATAATGGTTTCTTAGGTCTGTTGAATTCATCAGTACAAGTTTTTTTCAATAGAAATAACGCAACTGGTTTGGGTTGGAAAGACCAAGTCAGTGAAACATTTAGGTATAGAGACATAATTCAAAATTATGGGGGTCAATACGTTTTAGTTCTTCAAAGGGGGGTTGACCCTTATTCTCCAAAATATCAAAACAAATATGGTTTGGGTAAGTTATTCGGTTTCGGTAGTGAAAACGATATCGAAGTTATTGCTTCAACAAGAACGAATATACCAATTCAAGCGTTACCAAATTCTACAATATCAGTTCAGGGTTACGGGCAAAGTGATATTTTTAACCAATCAAAATTTTTTAGAGCTGGTGATGGTTACTCGGCGTTTACAACATTCAATGTGGGTTATTATAGCGCTTTGGATAAAAATACAAATTTTACGTCTTTCAAATTCACAGAGTCAAATGGTGTTCCTTCTAACTTTGGATATGTTTCTTCTATGTTTAGTAGACCAACTTTAGGTGGTGTGGGTTCACTAATTTCTATAAATGGTAATAACGCATATTCAGTTAACCCTTCATTTGCAAACTACGATGCCTCTGAGGATATTTCAGGTGCTGATTACTATTACACAAAAAATAATAATAATCCTAATAACGCCGAAAGCTTGTATTTAAGTTTTTCATTAATTCCAAGGTACACAGGTAGTCCTTTGAATATGTCATCCAAACTATTGAATGTAATGAGAACGGACAGGCTACCAACTTCAGATTTTTTAGATGGGACAAGTTGGGAGTCGGTAACACCTTTACTACAACAGAATAATGGTTTTGCTATATATGAATTGAGTACTGACGGAGAAGACTTTGATACAGTATCTTACTCAGGTGGGTTCGAAAGTACACCACCTGATATTGAAGATTTACCTGCTTCCACAAATGTATTAGAGACATTTGATTGTGCTAATATGGTTTCATTACAATGTTATAGTGGTGATGGTGTCACGTTTGGTGTAAAGTCTGATTGTATTGAAACTGACAATGTTGAAAGGGGTTGTTATGTGTTTATGAAAGATGGTCCACAACTTACTGGTGGTTATTTACAGAGAGACATAATAGCATTTACTGAGTGGGGAGTTAGATTCAGATTTTTCTATAGTTTGTGTAGGGGCGTTTTATCTCAAACATTTACAAATAATTGGATAAACGGAACCTTATTTACAATTCCAATACAAACAAGAGCCATTTATAACTCCAAAAATGAATTGGAAAATTTTCTTTTCTGTAAAGAAATGGTCTATTTTGATAATGACAGTAATAACTTCTATATGAGAAGTAGTCCTTGGAATCCTGTTCAAAATAAATTCATAGGTAAGCTAACTACTCCCATAGGTGCTTCAGGGGCAATCAACAGTCGTAATTTATTATACCCAACGACATTACTTAATATGGGTGTTAAAAATGTAATTTTTTCTCAGATTGGTTTAGACCCCAGTGATAGAGGATATGTGGTTAATAAACTCACACCTTCAAGTTATGGTGACACATCTGATATTGTTAATTTATTTGTGGTATCAAGAATATCAAATAATTCATTTCTAAAAAATTTGGTTACAATTGGGGACCCTAACGCGGTTGTAAATCAATTATTTTCCAGACCTGAAAGAAGGGCTGATGGAGATTTAGTTCAAGCATTCTCAATAAACTCTGAGTTTGGTGTGATTAAATTTTCACCTGATGCTTACGAAAGTACTGGTAATACCTCTACAGACCCTGTAAGAGTTTTGGGTAGTGGTGTAAATTCGGTTATGGGAATCTTTTTTTCTTCTACTACTGAAGATTTACAAGGTAAGGATTTCATCTCACCAGGCCGCATAAACTTTAGACCGAACCCATCGGCAAATGCGTTTCTTTACACTTATGGTATTAAGTCACAAACTGTTCCTTTTTACAAGTGGGGGTTAAATCAACCTGCAGGACTTACGAATATATTCGGAGGACAGTTGAATAACTGGCAAACACAACCCAACGATATATTTGGATACAAATATCAGTCTTTAGATAGAACCAATATATCACAACCAAGTTATTTCATTGGTTCGAATTCTTTTGTAAATGAAAAAAACGCAAGAGGTTATATATTCAACGTTGATAATTCAGGAAATTTGAATGTATCATCAGGTGTTTGGCCTCCCAAATTTTTGGTTGGCGCTCCAAACCATTTCTATTTTGGTTTGATAAATGGAAAATCCGCTTTGGATAAGTTTAAAGAAATTTACATAGGTGATGAGTGATTTTAAAATAGTACCTTCTTATTTGGAATTTAAATCTGCACCTAAAGTTTCTTCTCAAGTAAGTTTGGATTTTAATCAAACGCAAAAAGAGTTGGTTGAATATGTTAGAAACGCTAACATAAATTTAGCTCAGTTGTATGATGATGAAAAACAAACTAGTTTCAGATATAGACCAACCTTTAAAGTAGATTATTTATATGACAACACCTATACTGGTACAACCGAGTATCTACCGTTTCAATACAATCTATATTATGTGGAAGCAACTCAGTCTAAACTTTCAGGTATATGGAAAGGTTATCCTCAAAATTACGAGTTTGATTTTTTCAGACCAAGAGTTATGGAAGACCATTTTATGTATAGACCACAAAGTGCGTACACATACAATTGGACTTATTATATTACTTACCCATCTGAAAATGACCCTGACCAAGAAATGGAGGTCACTTACGATGGTAACACAGTAAAGTTTTTGGCGTCTGAAGGAATACCCTTTGTTATAACACAAGGAGTTGAAGGTAGTGCTAACGTTATAAGTTTTAATTGTTTTGCGCCACACGGATTAGGTGTTAATGATTACATCGAACTTTCAATTTCATATGACACGCAAAATGTTTTTTCCGTATTGTCTTTGGGAAATGATTCTTACGAAAGTTCCAATACCGTTTTCAATATTTTAAATGTTGGATATACAGGTAATACATTTGATGTCGGGAGTTTTGGTACGTTCAAAAAAATTGTTGACCCCAATAATCTTGAAACAAGGTCTAAATATTATGTACGTAAACATACTATTTTAGCCAACGAAAATGATATTGAGATAACCAAAATTGGTTTTGAAGTTAATCCGTTTAGAAATGAAAAACAATTTGAATTTAGTTCTATAACACCTAATAATCTTAATAGAATTTCACAAAAAACATCTTCCTATTCATATTCTATTACTCTTAAAAATGATTTGATTTTATCAGGTATTAGCGACAATCAAAAGAGGGAGGTTTCAGAAATATTTTTATCTGTAGTAAACAAAGGTTTTAGTGGTTATTTCAATAAACCCTTTGGGATTTCAGGTTTGAAACAAGGATGGCTTATGAATATCTCAAAAGAAAATAACTTTTGGTGGGACGATTTAAATAGTGTATCGGATTCAAACATACCTTACTCTAGTTACACTCAAACAAACGGGTCTACTGAGACTTTTTATTATAATCAGGTGTTACAACCTGGTGATGTTCTCTATGGAGATTTTTGTGAGTGGAATGATTATTACCACTACGAAAGAATTGTTTCAGAATACATACAAAAAATAAAATTTAATCAGGATATTTTTGTTACAACATCAACACCAACAACAAATTCACCAGGTTATTATTATCCTGTTCACCATTCGATGCCAATAAAAGTTTTTTCAAACTATATTGAAACAGGAATTGCCGACCAAGTTATCAATGTACCAAACAGTGCTTTTTATTCCCAAGCTGACCAAGAATTCAGATGGAGAGATGTTTACTCAATTGGTCAGTTTGACAATGATGATAGGGGTGTTGATTATCCATATTTGAATAATGCATTATACCCATTTCAATATGTGTTATTCAAACTAATACCTGAGGGAAGTAATTATCAGAGTATCCTTGGAGGTTATCCAAGTATTTCTTACCAACCATTAATAGATGACTGTGAATAAGATTCAAATTACAATACCGAGAGGTCAGGACAAAGTAATCAACTTACCAATCAAGTTAGATTGGGAATTGCTTGATACTGAAAATGAAATCAATGCTTTGGAGAATGAAATTTTTGCTGAGGTTGCGGGAAGACCAATTGACTTTGAGACAAATAGATTTGCTCATTCAGGTTATACCGCCTCAACTGGTAATTTAATAACTTACAATACGGATATAAATTACCAATTTTATTTCTTTTCTGGTGGCACATTAACAACTTCAGCCTCAACTCCAAATTGGATTTTAGATTATAGGTCTGAAGGATTTACAACTGATGAAATTTATTATTTCAGTGATGGATTTGAAAAATCATTTTGGAAATTGGATTTTTATGATTCACCAAGTGATAGACAACAAACAAATTTTTTGACAATAGTATTACCTACAACACAAGGTGAAAGAATGCCTGCCGATATGCAAGGAACCGCTGTAACAATAAAGAAACCTGTTTACAAACTTGATTATACAGGTGACAAAGAAGGTTTCTTTATTTATTGGTTGAAATCAAGAACTACTTTGGACCTCGATAAATTTTTTATGTCCTGTAAATTTTGGAATGCTAAAACAGGTAGTTTTTCACAAATGATTAACAAACCTCAATCATTAAATGTTTCGAACGCATTTAATGCGAATTCTTTATTTGATTTTTATTATCAAGTTAATTTGGATTATGAACAACAGACCTACGTTGTTTATGATACAACCACATTCCAAAGAGTTGGTACCAATACCAATCCAATAAAATGGTATGAATATGTAAACCCATAATGGATTATAGATTTACGATATCACCTGAATTTATAAAATCTGATTTATCACAAGTGACAATCAGTGGGAAGACCTATGGGGTTTACTCGGGAATGTCTCAAGTTTTGAGTGGGGGACCAAACGGAAGTTCTATTATGACAGGACTGACAGTTCCTATTATGATAACCCAAACAACAATCGATATGGGTTATTATACTCCCTTTGATGGTGCCGCCTTACAATCTGATGTAACGACAAATTTTTTATTTTCATCTACGACTACAGACCCATACACATATTTGGTATATAACACTTCATCTGATTTAAAGAAATTTTTGGAATTTTCTTTTTATCAAATAAATTGGGGTGATGAAAGTCCCGTTGAAGTATTTTCAGGGGGGACAATTTCACACACATATCCTTTAACGCAAAGTGCTTATACAATCACTATGAAACAAACTAACCCATTTGGTGTTAATACTGTTGATAAAGTTATAACCGTACCATATAAAAACGCAGTAATATATAATCCAAAAGGGAGAGCGTTTTTCCAACCGATTGGAGGTAGTTGGTCAGCAACACCTGTAAGTTACGATTACATATTTTCTGGGGATGCAATCAATACTGTTGCAGCACAAGTAACCTCAGATTATGAAACTGTTCCCTTTACAGTATCGGGAACCACAACTTCTCGATTAAGTGAGTTACAACAATACGGTTCAATACCATATATCATTGGTGTTCCTGTTATACAAGGAAATCAAATCTTGGGTGCCGTAACAAATATAAATACTGTGTTTACAGGATATACAATTCAAGGGGTCGATTATTATGATTATGTGAATGGTGAAACAATATATTTTGAGGGTTCAAGCGGATTCACACCCGATAATATAACTGCGGTACCCATAACAAAAGACAATTTATTGATGAAAATACAAGACCAACCTCAAATTAATACAGACGTATTTGTTGAAAGGGGTAAATCCTCAGCTTACGAACCTGTAAGAAGATTGGGTGAAGTCGATAATTTAAATGATATGATTAACTACGGATATGGATATTATATCATAGAAATAAAGGGATAAACTATTTATAAAAATAACTAAAAAATATGGCAATTGGAACATACGGAACCATTAGACCTGCAGACGTGTCCCCTGAGGATGTTGAAATTGTTGTTGTCTATACTCCATCGAGGGATGAGACACAAAATTTCGTTCTATCTTCTTTAGACGCACCATCGGTTCTACGTCCTTACTTCAACAACGCAAACACAGGTGGTAATCCAAATGTTGAAGTTCTCGGAGGATTATACAATTTAACTTTACCTGCTGATAATTTCAATGCAATCGGAATTTATACATTGATGTTGAGGCCTGCTCAGATAAGAACTTCAATTACAGATTGTGGTGTTTTGAGCGCATTGCCGAACGTCAAGGGTATTATAGTTGACTTAAACAACGTTCCACAAGCATACAGAAACAAGTTTATCCCGCAAGGACTGATAGGATTCAGAATTGAATATCTAAATGCTGATGGAAGTAAAATACCTAATTTCTTTAGAGTTGTTACATCTTGTTTCTATTGTGAACCAATAGTTGTTAATCAGGTAAACACGACTCAAAAATCTGTACGTTACAGATATACTGACAGTACAACAAACTTGTTGTTTCTAACAGTAACACCATCATCATCACCTACTAACAAACCAAATGCAACTCCGTTCATTGGTCAACCAGGTCAAAGTATTATAGTGTCTAACACATATTTCAATCCTGTAACAATAGAAATTGATATTGTAGAATACGATACGTCATCTCTTGCAATTGCTCTGTTTGGTAATCAAACTAAATCTATTGATGATGGTATCTACACAATGTACGACGAAAATAATAACATTTACAAACAATACAACTTGTTCGAAATTCGTGACCAATTTAACGCGCTTCTTTTTGAGGTTCGTCAGGATAGAGGTACAAATATTGATTTTACTAAAAACTTTACATCAATAGTAGGTTAATGGCGACTAACAGTAATAAGTTTTTTTATCCCCCAAGACCCGGCAACGGTACTGGTGTTTTTGACAACATTGTTGGATTTCAAGTTGTTGATGGGGGAGGTCTGACTTCTGCTGTTTTTGATTTTACTACTTCTGTCACTGAAAAAGTTAATAGAACTTTTTCAATTGGTACATTCTCTGAGCCAATAAGTTTGGAGGATTTGGACGTTAATAGTGTGTTGGAAAGTAGAAGAATCCAACAATCTCAATTTAGAGTATATCCAAATTATGATGTTTCAGAAGTTCTTAACTTTTCATTATATGGTTCTTTGGCAAAAAGATTTAGTGTTTCAATAACAAAAATTATTAATTATTTTCCAGCCGCGTTAGAGGTTGTATTCACATCAGATGATTTTGTTACTGGTTCCACCGCTACAAACATTGTATATGATTCTGTTGAAAACGAAACAAGTTTTATTGTACCTGTCGATAGTATTAACAATCCATTTTTAATTGAATTTTCTTTAAGTGCAACTACTAACTTAATGGTTAGAGAAATAGATGCGTCAGTTTATAGAAATATGACAAAAAGTTATTTGAATTATGCCTTGTCATATCAGGGATTAGAATATCAAGTAATTGGACTTACACCATCACAAAGTTTGAGTTCAGGTCAGTTGGGTATAATTGTTTCAGGACAACCTTTTGGAAGTGCAACAACTCTGTATGACAATTTTATTCTTAGACCAAATGATTTTGTTGCGGACAAAGTTTTTGCAGAAGACTTTGATGAAATTGAAAAATTCTTATTGAATCGATTGATTCGCCCTGAATTCACTGCTAGTTTTCAGGTTCCACAGAGGAACGAAGCGGGACAGTTTTATACTGCTTATATTCAGGTAACTTGGCCTAAAGATGGTGTATGGAACTTGGATATTAGAACACCAAGATTTGATGACTATCTCCAACAGTTAGCGGACATTGCAGAAAACTTAGATACATTTAAGACAAATCTTATCTCAAGATTTTTAACATCTGATTCAATCAAAGAGTTTGATACTTTGGACCAAAAGGTTGAAAAGGTTTTACAGATTTACGGTAGAAGTTTTGACCAAGTAAAACAGTTCATAGATGCTTTAGCTTATATGAATAGTGTAAACTATTTTCCGCAGAATGACATACCTTCTCAGTTGCTCTTTAATTTAGCACAAACATTAGGTTGGAGTAGTAATTTCTCACCAATCACAAACGAAAATTTCTTGGAGTCTGTTTTTGGTAATACAAACACAATTGAATACCCAGGGTATGCAAGGGCTCAAACACCAACTGAGTTAAATTATCAATTTTACAGAAATTTAATATTAAATTCTGCATATCTTTTTAAGTCAAAAGGAACTCGTAGGTCCGTTGAATTCCTATTAAGATTAATTGGGGCACCTGATGCGTTGATTGATTATAATGAGTACATCTACATAGCCGACCAAAGAGTTGATATGGAAAAGTTTAATCAAAACTTTGCACAATTATCGGGAGGAACTTACGTCAATATAATACCCTCACTTGATTCAGCAAATACTTTCAAAATTAAGGGGGATTTATTTACTGCCTATACTACTTCTACTCAATACACAGATATAAACATTTCAAGAGTGGATTACCCTGTAGACGATTTTGGATTCCCGAAGTCACCATATAATGGACCTGGACCTAATTCAACTTTTTTTCAAGAGGGTGCTGGTTGGTATGAACAAACACCACAACACAGAAGTCCAAGTCAGTTAGTGTTAAACGGAAATACAGTAACGGGGGCCACTAGTGTTCAAAATCAATTACAACCTTTTACCTATGGTCAAATTTATTTGGATAGGTATAGACAGTTCCCATATATGCAAGAAGGGTTTAAATTGAGAAAAGTATCCGATAACGTGAAGTCTTGGGTGTCATCAGATGATAGATTAAGAGTTTCGACTGAATCTGGCTACAATTCTTATTATTTTACTGATAGTGAAAAACTTGTACTTAATGTAAAAAATGTTGATATATTCTTAAACCCTGGACAAGGACTTGCTTATGATGTTTGGGACCAATCAAACAGATATGGGTACCCAATACCTGAATCAGGATTTACTGCTGATTTCTTATTTCCTTATGGTGTAGACGATACCTATATCGACCCCCAACCTCAAACCAAAACATTCTTTGAGTTCACACAAACCTTTTGGCAGAATATGATTAATACAAGAAATAGATTGTATTCATCAGATGGTAAGACAAGTGGATACCTTACACTACAATCAATTTTTTGGAAATATCTGCAATCGGAACAAACTGTGGGCCTTCCTAACAACAAATATACATATCAAAAATTAATTGAGTATGTTGACGCATTGGGTCCTTATTGGATGAGATTGATTGAGAATATGGTACCTGCAACAACAATTTGGAATTCAGGTGTTAGATTCGAAAATTCAATCTTTCATAGACAAAAATTTGTGTATAGGAGACAAAGGGGTTGTGAAATTGTTCCTGTTCCCGCAAATCCTTGTTTTATTATAACGAATATTTTCGATTATGATTGTACAACAGAATTTACAGAATTTTTCATATACCCTTGGCTGAACGGTGATACGGATGTAAGTGATTTTACATCAATTCTTAATA